GCGATGTCCGAAGCCGGAAAGATGAAGCGCAAGTGAAACACTTCTACGAGGAGATCGAGGGCTGGTTCCAGTTCTCAAAGCCGTACCTTGAAGCCGTCGCGTCAGCTCGCGACGGTGCCGTTTTTGTCGAGCTTGGTTGCTGGAAGGGGCGATCCGCATCCTTCATGGGCGTCGAGATCGTGAACTCCGGCAAGGCCATCGAGTTCAACTGCGTCGACCACTGGAAGGGCAGCGACGACGTCCACCTCGCCGATCCCGAGATCAAGAACGTCGCGAAGATATTCCGCGCCAACATGAAGCGCATCGACGGGCTGAACCTCGTCATCCACCGGAGCGAAAGCCCAGCCGCAGCCGAGAAGTTTGCCGACGCGAGCTGCGACTTCGTCTGGATCGACGCCGGTCACGACTACGCCTCGGTTCTGGCTGATATTAATGCGTGGCTCCCGAAGGTGAAGCCCGGCGGCGTGATCGGCGGCGACGATTACCCTATGGACGGCGTGGGTCAAGCTGTGAGAGAAGTATTCCCGAAACCAGAGATCGGCACAGAACGTGGCTGGTCGTGGTGGCGTGTTCGAAAGGTATAGGCACATGGCAAACGAAGACTTCTCCCTCGGCGGCGGGTACGATCCCGAGATGATCCCGATGCGCGTGATGAACGACGACAGCGGGATGCTTGTGCCGTCATCCGACCAGCCAATGGACGAGGAGGACTTCCGATACCGCGTGCGTCAGGCGATTGAGGACTGCGCCACCTATATCGACAGCTACATCGCGCCCGAGCGCGAGAGGGCAATGAATTACTATCTCGGCAATCTGTTCGGTAATGAGGAAGCGGGGCGCTCTCAGGTCGTAATGACCGAGGTTCGCGACACGATCTTGGCGATGATGCCGGGCCTATTGCGCATCTTCGTCGGCGGCACCAAGACGCTCGAGTTCGTCCCCAAGGGCGCTGAAGATGTCGAAGTCGCCGAGCAGATGACCGATCTCGTCAACTATATCTTCGGCCAAGAGAATAACGGTTTCCGCATCCTGCACGACGCCATGAAGGACGCCCTCACGCTGAAGGATGGCGTGCTGACGTGGTACGTCCGCACGGACGAGACGGTCGAGGAATACAACTACTCAGGCCTCTCGCAGGACGACGCCGCGTTTATCCTGTCGCAGCCGGGTGTCGAGATGATCTCGATGTCCGAGCAGATGTCCGTTACGCAGATGCAGACCAACGTCATCCCGATGGACCCGATGATGTCCGTCGAGCCACCGACGATCTCGATGCGCGTGCGTCGCGTCAACAAGACGCCACGCTACGTCGTCGAGTGCATACCGCCCGAGCAGTTCCTGATCGACAACGAGGCACCGACAATCGACGAGGCAATCATCGTCGGTCGGCGCAAGCTGGCGACGGTATCGGAACTCGTCTCGATGGGCTACCCGCGTGAGATCATCGAAGAGAATGCTGGTTCCGGCGGCTTCGAGATGAATATGGAGACACTCGCACGCAACCCGGCAGACCAGTCGTTCTTCGGCATCTCGCAGGGGCCAGACGAGAGCACGGACAAGGTATACTACGTCGAGGCATACATCCGCATCGACAAGGACGGCGACGGGATCGCGGAGCTGCACAAGGTCTGCACGGTCGGGAACGGCGCAACCGTTCTGCATGATGAAATCGTGCAGCAGGCACCGTTTGCATTGCTCTCACCGGATCCAACGCCTCACACGATTTTCGGTAAGTCGATTGCCGATCAGACGATGGACTTGCAGCTCATCAAGTCTAACATCATGCGCAACACGCTCGACAGCCTCGCGCAGTCGATCCACCCACGCACAGCCGTCGTCGAATCACAGGTCAACATGGACGACGTGATGAACAACGAGACGGGTGCCGTGATCCGTATGCGCTCGATGGGTGCCGTTCAGGCTCTCTCGACGCCGTTCGTCGGGCAACCGGCTCTCGGGGTGCTCGCGTACCTCGACGACGTGAAGACGCAGCGCACTGGTCTCTCACGCGCATCGCAGGGGCTTGACGGCGACGTGTTGCAGTCAACCACCCGCTCAGCCGTGCAGGCGCAGCTCTCGTCGTCGCAGGAGCGCATCGAGATGATCGCTCGCCTGTTCGCCGACGGGTTGAAGCGCTGCTTCCAAGGATTGCTGAAGCTCGTCGTGCAGCATCAGGACAAGCCGAAGATCATCCGCCTGCGCAACAAGTTCGTGCCGATTGATCCACGCGGCTGGGACGCCGACATGGACATGGTCGTCAATATCGCGCTCGGTCGCGGTTCAGACGAGCAGCGCATGATGTTCCTGATGCAGATACTGGCGCAGCAGAAGGAAGTGATCGAGAAATACGGCCCGAATAACCCTCTCGTGGACCTCCAGCAGTACCGCAATACGCTGGCTCAGGTGATCGAGTTGTCGGGCTTTCAAGACCCGGCGCAGTTCGTGAAGGAAGTCGATCCGGCGGCAGTTGATGCGTATATGCAGCAGATGTCGCAGCAGCAGAAGCCGATGGACCCGACCGAGATGCTGGCTCAGGTTCAGGCGAAGCAGATCGAGGCCGACATCCTGATCGCAGCCGCGAAGCAGGAACTGGAGACGAAGAAGGCGCAGGCTGACGCTGACTTCAAGCGCGATCAGCTCATGGTCGACGCGATGCTCAAGGCGGCAGAGATCGAGGCCAAGTATGGCTCACAGGTCAACATGGCCGTGATCAACGCCGAAGTGAACCGCCAGCGCACCGAGATACAGGAGATGTTCTCTCTCCAAGCGCAGCGCGAGCAGGCCATGCTGAATATGCAGCAGATACCGCCACAGGCACCGGCACCGCAGATGATGCCGCCAATGCCCCCGCAGATGATGTGAGGAGATAGAGATGGCTGAACCATACAACCCGTATCAGGGACAGACGCTATCCCCATATGAGCCGACGCTGCGCGACCGTATTGCCGCTATGCTGCTTGGGTCGAACCCATCATTCGACAAGCGTCGCTCTATCGAGGGGCTTATCGGTTCCTCTGGGCTTGGCACTACCGGGTTCAGCTTGGCTGACATGACCGGCGTAGGCGGATTGCTTGACGCGCAGCAGGAAGCTGCGTCTGGCAATTATCGCAATGCGGCAATGGCTATGATGCCGGGTGCCGGGCCATTAAAGAATGCGGTCAACAAGACTGTCGCGAGAGGAATACTTGGGGGCGCAGAAAAGGTATCTGAGGCTGAGATAAAAGATTTTGTCCCGTCGTTTGGTGGCCTGATGTCTAATTCTCCTTTGGCGTCGGTAAATCTTCCTGCTGGTTCTCGGCCAGAATATCTCGGTGCGGCTATAGATCGGTCTGCTGGTGATTATCCACGGTATACCCCATCAAAGGGAACGACAGACAGGATGAACCGGCTGATGTTAGCCGCGTCCGACCCAGAAAATCCTTTATCGTCAATTTTTGACGAAAAGATTGCTAAGGGTATCTCATTAAAAGGGCCAGACTGGTACAATACTGAAGAGTTGCGCGACTGGTTCGTTAACTCTCTCGGCGAAAAGCAGGGCGACGCTGAGTGGCGCGACTATATGATGAAGATAGGCGCTACATCGACAGGCGCAAAGGTGCCGCAAAACATCCGCATGGCTAGCTTCTATCGCGCCCTTGGCGATGACGCACCACGGGTAGCCGAATTGGTAAGCGCAGAGGGTATTACTCCAGCGGAGGCAGCCCTTCGGCTAAATATAGAAATTCCGAATATGCCGAGTGACTACAATTATGGCCATATCAAGCAGCGCAATCAGGCGTCAAATATCTCTAACCAATCTTCGGGTGCTTGGGAAGTTCAACCACCGCCGGAGTTAAAGGGCGCAGCCTTATCTAAGTGGCTTCAAGCCAATCCAAAGGTAAAGGGTTTTGCAAACGACTTGCTTGGGAACAAGAAAAACATCGCAGCAGATATGCACTTTATGCGGCTGCTCGCGATGGCAGACGGAAGCCCTGACTTCCTTACTGGTCAGGCCAAGCTAAACAAGGATCAGATCGGACAACTAGTTGAAACCTATGGCAAGAAAATCAAGCCATACATCATTAAGAGAGATGCCAAGGGCAAGGAAGTTGTTGAGGTCAATCTTGCCAAGGCTGTGAAGGATGGATTGATTACAGACACTAAATTGTTCTCAAATATGCCGTCGGCATGGGCAGACACTCCCGGTGCCACTGAGTACGGCTCGTATGAGAATATGGCTCAAGCTGTAGCCAAGAGATACGACATGACGCCAGCGCAGTTTCAGGCATCCTTGTGGATGGGTGCCGGTGACCTGACAAATCTAGCGGACGAAAGCCAAGGCACGTTCATGGACTTATTTAGGCGCTCGCTCGACAAGAGAGCCGGGCAACGCAATCTGTCACGCGAGGATATGCTGCGCGACTTCATCGTCAATAAGGCTCCGCTCGGTTTTGCTGGTGCCACGGCTGCCGGTGCCGGTTATGGGTTGCTAGGACAGCCGCAGGAAGATCAGGTATATTGATGACCCCGCACGAACTCGAAGACATTTACCGCGCTGCGACGGCACTGTCGCGTGACAGGGCGACGGACGAAGTCCTGCGCCGCATGGAGCAGGCGTATATCGAGAAATGGAAGATGTCGCACCCAGATCGGGGCGACGATAGGGATGATGCGTACCGGATGGTGCGTGCCATAGGCGAGTTCAGGAGCGAGCTAACTGCGCTGGCCGCAGAGCCGACTGTGACCGCCTTTAACCGCCGCTTGAAACGCGGCCCATAAAGGAGTATTTAAGATGGTATCAGCCGAACAATCCCAAGGCGGGGAACTCGGTGTTGCAGAAGCTGCGGCAAAGATGGACGCACTAATGGGAGCCAGCGATGGCCAACCCAGAGCGCCCAGACGAGAGGCAGCCCCTGCCGAGGTCCAAGAGGCCGAGGCGTCGGAGTACGACGGCGAAGAGACTGAATTTGATGGGACCGACCTAGCGCAAGACGCTGCCCCTGACGGTGAAGAGCCAGAGTATTTCGAGGAGTCAGACGGAGCAGACGAGGAGTCACTCTCGCCGGATACGATGGTCACCGTTAAGATTAACGGCAAGACGCAGAGTATCCCGCTGAAGGAGGCGCTCGACGGCTACCAGAGAAACTCCGATTACACACGGAAGATGCAGGCTCTCAAGCAGGACGTAACCACGTTCTCGCAGGAGCGCCAGCAAGTGGAGCAGGAACGGCAGCAGTACGGCCAACTCATTGGTGCCTTGCACGAACAGCTCAGGCAGTTCGCGCCACAGGAACCTAACTGGGAGCAACTGCACCGAGATGATCCGCTGAACTTCCCAATCGTCGAGAAGCAGTGGCGCGACTACAAGGAGCGTCTGGCAGCAACGGAATCCGAGAGGAACCGTATGGCCTATCTGGCTTCTCAGCAGGAGCAGGCACAAATCCAGACCATGGTGGAAAAAGGGCGTGAGTACCTAGTCCAGAAGGTGCCGGATTGGAAAGACCCGAAGAAGTGGGATGAAGCACGGGGAAAACTTCGCGAGTACGGCCTGAAGGTCGGATACACGGACGAGGAACTCGGAGCGGCATACGATCCAAGGGCGATCCTAGTGCTTGATAAAGCCCGTCGCTACGACGCAATGGTGGCCAATCGACCGAAGCCTGATCAGGCTAATGGACCGAAGCCCATGCGTTCAGGAAGCGCCGCGCAGACCCCCAAGACGATGACGGATGTCTCCCGTGCGAAAGCGCGTCTCAGTAAAACCGGCAGCGTCGATGACGCCGCTAAACTTTTTGGACTTTTGGATAACAGGAGACGATAATGGCCTCGGTCACAAATGCAAAGACATACAACGCCGTCAATTCGATGCGCGAAGACCTCTCGAACATCATCTACGACATCAGCCCAACCTCGACCCCGTTCACGTCGAACATCGGTCGCGACACGGCAGATAACACGTACTTCGAGTGGCAGACTGACGTTCTCGCAGCCGCTGACGGTTCAAACGCCGTCGTCGAAGGTGCAGACGCTGGCGACGCTGACTTCGTAGCTACAAACCGCGTGGCAAACTACACGCAGATTTCCAAGAAGGTTGTCGCAGTATCCGGCACCGCGCAGTCGGTCAACATGGCTGGTATGCGTACCCTCTTGGCTTACGAGCAGGCCAAGAAGGCCAAGGAGCTGAAGCGCGACGTCGAGAAGATCATCCTCTCGAACCAAGCTGCAGCTGCTGGTAGCACGTCAACTGCGCGTACCACTGCCGGTATGCCTGCGTGGCTCCGCACCAACAGCATCGCCAACAGCGCAGTAGCACCTACGCTGTCGTCCTCGCCAAACGGCTATCCAAACGCCGCGTGGACATCGCTCTCGACCTCGACTGACGTCGCCTTCACCGAGACGATGCTGAAGACCGCGATCCAGAGCGTCTGGACGCAGGGCGGTGAGCCGTCGATCCTGATGACCGGTCCATACAACAAGACCGTCGCATCCGGCTTTGCTGGCCTCGCTGCGCAGCGTATGTACAACACCGACGCAACACCGCTCAAGATTGTTGCGACCGCTGACGTCTACCTCTCGGACTTCGGCATGGTGTCGATTGTTCCTAACCGCTTCATGGACGAGCGCTTCGCTATCGTCATGGACCCAGAGTACGCCTCTATCTCGTACCTCCGCCCATACGAAACCATCGACATCGCCGCGACTGGCGATGCCCAGAAGAAGGAACTCCTCGTCGAGTACGGCCTGCGCGTGAAGAACGAGCTGTCCGCTGCCGCGATTGCGAACCTCACGACATCTGCTTAATATGATCGGGGCCGGGTAACACCGGCCCCCCTCACACATAGGAACCACAGATGGCCGAAGAGTTTGCCCCCGGAGTGTTCACGCTCGGTTACGATTCATTCTCAGGCGAGTTGTCGAAGATGCACGTCGACACCGACGGCAAGATGCACTTCACCAGCGAGACGCAGATCGACGAGATTGCTGAAGCCAATATCAGCGAGCGCAACGACGTCTCCCGCACTACGAAATCAGGCGACATGGTGCGAGTTGCTCGCATCCCGATGTCCGTCCACCTCGACCTTATGCAGCGCGGTATCCTGCGCGATAATATCGCAATGCGCCGCTGGCTGAAGTCTGAAGAAGCCGCCCCATACAAGACGCACTGGATGAACGGATGACCACAATCACCGACTACGCATCTCTCCAGTCGCAGAT